TTTGATAAACGCAGGCTTTGGCGGGGCGACGGGTTATGGCGTGCAGCGAATCACAGACATGCTGTCAACGCCTGTTCGCAGTTTGGCTACAGCAGTAAGGTCTAACGCAAAAACCATGAGAGAGGGGCGTGATCAAGCCAGGCGCTTGATGCGTGACGCAATCGAAGCTGACCTGACTACGCCTGAAGAGGCAATCACATACGTTGCTAACCGTATGGGCAAAGATGTGACGTTAGCCGACATTGGCGAAAACACGCGCGTATTGATCGATGCGCTTGCAACGCTCCCTGGGCCAGCTAAGTCACGAGCTTCTCGTTACTTGTCTGAAAGGCAGGCCGGACGGCCTGCGAGACTGACCGGCATACTGCAGAGCGCCTTTGGCGCACAAAGTCGTTTTTACGATGACTTTATGGCGCTGAAATCAGCACGCGGTAAGTCAGCGAATACGCTATACGGCCAAGCGTACAAAAAAGACGTGCCAATGAACGACGGGCTGCGCCAATTTTTTCAGACGGACGCAGCACAAAACGCCTACCAAAGAGCGATCAGGATCGCGCGAAACGAAGACCCAAAGAGCAATATGGACAGGTTCGTTATTGCTGAGTCTGGCGACATTCTCGGCCCTGACGGCCAGAAAGTTGACGCAATCAACACGCGCTTTTTGCACTTTATGAAAATGGGCATCGATGATTTGGCATTCCCAAACATCACGAACCAAACGGGTGCTGGCGCTGCAGAAGTCGCATCAGTGCGCTCTGTTCGCAACGCATTCATAGATGAGATAGATGCAGCTAATCCTATGTATGCGAGAGCTCGCAATCTATACGCAGGCGATAGTCGCATGATGGACAGCCTCAAGCGTGGCCGTGAAATGCTAAACGCCGATCCTGACGAGCTTGCGGCAGAGATCGCTGCGTACAGCAAGTCAGAGCGCGAAGCCTTTAGGCTTGGAGCAATGCACGCGCTGCAGGATCAAATGGAACGATCACCAGAGACGGCAAACGTAGCGCAAAACATGCTCAAGAGCCCGCGTCGCAAGTCGCTTCTAAGGCTCACGTTTGACGGGCCAGATGCAGACGACAGGTTTAATGAGTTCATGGGCAACTTGTCGCGCGAGGCCAATATGGCGCGCGTTGAGCAGGCTGGCATGAATTCAGCGACCGCGCAGCGCGCTGAAACGATTAGAGGTTTGCGCGAGCAAGCATCTGTTGGCGGCTTGCCTACCAGTTTGCAAGAGCTACTGCAGACGTCGCTGCGCCAGGAAGGTCTGGATTTACAAGACCGTCAGCTAAAAGCAACAGCCGACGAGCTCGCGAGAATGCTGACTGAGACTGACCCAGATGCAGTGCGCAAGATTGGCGCTGAGTTAGCCGGCGGTAGATCGATGAAAGAAACCTTGTCTTTATTCTTGCCACAGAACGTCGTTGCAGCCGTTTTCTCGAGAGCAACCAGCCCTATGGCAATCGGTAACCTAACAGGCTCCGCGCCTGCCTACCTGGAAGGCAACAGCAGCGGCGCAGTGGATCGCGGGTTAAATGCCTCGCAGGCAGTGCTTTCCCAGTAATGGACGTCTCAATGACAAGCGCGCCCGCGCCAGTTACCTGGAAGTCGGTCGCTGTGCAGAAGCAAGAAACACTTCGCACTGGCGGCGAGGGCGAGCTCGTGCGTGAGGCTGTTGAGACGATCCAGCCTACGCTTTACACGGCCAAGGAAGGCCGCGTTGAAGTGCAGCAGCTGGCGTCGTCTTCGACGCTCAATTTGCTGGTCTGATTACATTGTGGGCGAAAATGTGGGCGAAAATTCCTAGGTATCCGTAAGTCATTGATTTATAGGGGTGTATGGTGCCCAGAGAGAGACTCGAACCTTGTTTCTCGCTGTTTCATGCTGTAATAAAATCAATAACTTACAACCTCCTGTGTTGCATACTGTTTCACGGCGTCTCATACTGACCGCTTAATTGTGGGCGAAAATGGGGCGAAAATGAAACAGCTATCTGCACGAGCGATCTCTGCCATCAAGGCACCAGGCATGCATCGCGTGTCCGACAATCTGTACGTCAAGGCTGAAGAGAAAAATGGCAAAATTTACAAGTCATTTAGGCTTCGCTACATGGTCGATGGCAAGCGAACAGACAGATCCCTGGGCAGTACAAAAAAGCTCACACTGGCAGACGCGCGAGCAAAAGCCGATGATTTGATGGAGGCAATGACGACCGATCAGGTCGTACCTGCAGAGCAGCTGGTCAAAGAAAAGCGGGCAGTGGCAGACAGCGCCCGTCGCGCGGACAACGCCAAGATGACGTTCCGCGAGGTGGCCGAGGAATACATCGTCCGCGTCAAAATCCCTGCTTGGAAAAACCCCTATGAGAGTGCGCAGGATTGGCGCGGGCGACTCGAGCGATATGCGTATCCAGTGCTAGGCGACATGCCAATAGATGAGATCCGTAGACGCGATGTTGTTGATGCATTGCAGCCGACATGGATCAGTTTGCATGACACGAGCAAGCGCGTCCGCTACTACATACAAAACGTGTTCGACTACGCGCTGGACAGGGAATACACCGAGATCGCAAACCCAGCGACCGCGCGTATCACAAAGTCGTTGCCCGAATGGACCGGTAACGTAAAGCATCAGCCAAGCCTGCATTACGATGACGCGCCATCTGCCTACCAGGCGCTGCTGGAAAACAACAACCAGAGCAGTATCGCGCTTCAGGTCATCATGCTAACGGCACAGCGGCAAATAGATGTGCGCAAAATGAGGTGGGATCAAATTGATTTTGACAACGCTGTTTGGCATGCGCATATAGCGAAGAAGAGCCGTAAGCTAAGCACGTTCGAGATGGACATACCATTGCCGACGCAGCTTCTTGAAACGCTGAAGCGCGTACTCCAGGCCTACGACAACTACGAAACGAAGCCGACGTATGTTTTCGAGAGCCGTGGCGCCAAGAAGGGATACATCAGTGAAACGGCGTTGAGGAAGACGCTTAAAAGTCTTGGCCGTGTAGAGCGTGGCACGGGTGACCCAATCACGATGCACGGCATGCGCAGCACATTTAAAGAATGGAGCAGGGTGTTGCCTACAGATGTAGAAGAAATATCGGAACTGCAGCTGACGCACATTGAAGAGACAGACACCCGTAGTGCTTACGCAAGGGACAAACTGCTAGAACCTCGAGCAGTCCTCATGCAGCAGTATGCGGATTATCTCGCAGCGTGATGACCAACTCGTCGCACCAGGCTTCGACCTCTGAGCGAACGAACATGGTCTTGTTGCCGTAGACGACGGGTTTGGGAAACTCGCCAGCGTTGAACTTGCGCCAGATGGATTGCCGAGACAGCGTCGTCATTGCGGTCACATCCTTGTACGTCAGAAAGCCTGCGCTCATGGCTGCGCCTCCTCATCGATCCACCAGTTAAGGTAGTCACGCGCTTTTCGCAGGTGCTCAACTGCTGGTTTCTGGTGGTGATTCGCCCGCATGACATACTTCAAAATGTTGCCCTGGCAGTAGGCCTTGAACTGCTCACTGTCGAGCGTGTCGCGTATCACTTCGATCACTTCGATGTTGCCCTGGGTGTAGTGGGCCGGCGGCTTGCGTAGCGCGTTCCATTCTGCCGGCGTCGCGTCGTCGATGCTCATTCGATGTCTCTCTTTATTTTTTTGACTTGGCCATCCGTGATTTCGTATCGATTGATGACGTTGTAAACGGTCGATTGGTTCAGCGCCGTGGCGTCGGCGATCGCCACTTTGCGCATGCCGCCGTGCCAGAGCTTGAGCACGCTGCTGATCTGATCATCGGTCAGCGCTCTATGAAACTGGCGATTGCCGGCGCGCTTGGTCTTCGGCGACATCAGATGCCTAGCCTGTTTTTGCGCCCGAATCGCTCGGAAAAAAATGTCGGTCATTCAGTGCTCCAAAAAAGCCCGCCTTTGGCTGCGCGGACGGGAACGCGCCCAGGGGAAGCCAGCGCACTGAAGGAGAGGCTCATGCGCTGGAGCCATGTCAAAATGGAATTTCTTCGATGAAATCGGGGCAAACGCCTTCGCGCGGCATGAAGTCAGCCGGCGGACGCGCCATATGCTTTTGGCAAAAACCTGGCTGGCGATCCATGTGATCGCAGAAGAAACAGTTTTCTGGCTTCTTCTCGCGCTCACGCTGCGCAGCCTTGGCGGCCTCTCGCATGTCGGTCAGCACTTGCACCCATGTTTCGCTCATTTGCGAGGCCAGCGAACGCGCCAGACGACGTATGTGCCGTCGCCGAGTCCCAGGGTTTGGCAACCGATCTTGTGCTTGTAGAAGTACGATTTCATCGCGTTTTTCTCTTTTGCGCTCGAAAGCCGCACGCAGTCGCCAACCTTCATGTCTTGCGCGAAACGCGCCCATTTGTTCATCAAACGCGCTTTTTTCGTGTTCGGAGAGGGTCTTTCGATGCCGGCGACAACTTCGCCCAGGGGTATTTCTGTCAGATTCATTTCATGTCTCCCGCCAATCGAGCATCAAACTCTTCTTTGAGGTTGTCGGTTGTGTCAGCGCCAACGATTGATGGCGCATCAACCGACGCAATCTCGGAGCTTTGATAAGCTGATTGGCTGTTTGTGAATGTTTTTCCGTTCAGTTTGTTTTGGTAAGTCACGCCGTCGCCGTCCGCGTCAATGGGCTCAGCCCAATTCGCGAGCAGCGGCGGTATGAAATTGTGGTCGTCACAGCCATTACGCTGGCTGGCCTTGTCGAGATGCCGGTCGTGTTTTTCGCAGTGCCAGCGCCCGTCGCCGTCCATCGTGGGCGTGGCGTGCGCGCAGGTTCTGCAGTTCATCGCCGGCGTAGCAGTGCCATGGCACTGCTCATAAAAATCGCACCACTTGCACTTAAACCAACTCGGGTCGTCGCTCATGCGCTCCAGCGGGCGGTCACTTGTGATGATGCGATGCGCGCGCTTGAGCATGCGCTCTGCGTGCGCCTGGTCGAGCGGCACGCGCTCGAGATACAGATCGTCGTCGTTTTTATTAACGGCCATGTATAGCGCCCACTGCACGTCCATTTTGTGCATGTAAATCTGCATCTGCGTGTAGTGCATTGGCTTCGACTCGGCCACGCCGCGCTTTACCACGTCGGCAAAACTTTTGGCGTTGTGCGTCTTGAACTCCAAAACGTGCGGCTCGTCGGGGGCGTCAGGCAAGCCCTTGCCCATGCCGTCGAGCGATCCGCCGAAATGGCCTGCGTGATCTTCGATGCGCCATTGCTGGTTCGTGTCTGGATCAACTTCCCAGACCGTAACGCCAGCGCGGCGCAAATAATTAACAAAGCGCACTTCTTCCGTTTCGCCGCGGGCGAAAAGACGCAGCAGTCGCGCGCCATGCCGCTGGGCTTTGACCCAGTGATGGCTATACCAGAGCTTGCGGCTGCATTCCTCGCCAGCAATCGACGCGCCAAAGTGAAGCCGACCAGGCGCGTCGTCCTGGTCAGCCTCGATGCTCGTGTCGATCGCGGCGAGCGTTTGGCTGGCAGATATTACTTCCAAGGCGGCGTCGTCTTCTCTGCAAGCGGAGCAGGCGCTGCTTCAGCAGCCGGTGCCGCAGGTGCAGCCGGTGCTGGTGCGGAGCCAGCTGAAGCTGAGTATCCTCGGATCTCGTTGCTGGCAGGGTAGCCGTTCGATGCTTCTCGCACTTTGACGAGCACTTCGATTTCGTGGAAGTGCAGGTCTTGGCTGTCTGCGAAGCCATCTTTACCCATCGCCGTGCAGACGCTTGCAAGGTCGCGCTTCGCTATCTCGACCGCCTTTTCGTTTGGGTTATCGACGTTGTAGTTTGCCCAAACCTTGCGGCCTTTGTGCTCGCCTGACGTAATTTCCCAAGTGAAATTCAAGTAGTGCCCAGTGCCCGCGCGGGTCGCCCGCATTTCGCTGTCAGTAATGACGGCCTTGTATGTGCCTTCCGGCAGAGGCTGGCGCTCTTGTGGCGCGGATGCCGGTTCAATACCGGCGGTGCTAAATTGAAACTGTGCCATTAGGCTGCTCCTTCAAGTTTTTGGTTCATTGCGGTGGTAAGGGCTTCCCAACTCAGATCGATCTCGTCGGGCAAGCCAAATCGGTTTTTGGCCACATACGCAGGCGTTTCGACGGTGCAGAGCACGCGCTTGCCGGTGCTGATGCCGCGGGCTCGCGTGTTGCCGAAGCCCGTGTCTTCTTTTTTGACCATGACTTTGTGCTTCGCGAACAGCACGAGGTCGCAGGACTCTTGCACCAGCGCGCTGGCTTTCGCGTGGAGCTTGATCTCGTACCGATCGATCTGCTCCATCTCAGGGTCTGCGTGCTTGCGGATTTGGTGGTGCGCGATCAGCAGGACGTTCATCCCCTGGTTGTCGCGAACAAAACGCAGGCCAGACAGCAGGTCGCGCCACAGGTCGAGAGCCATGACGTAGCCTTTGCCGTATGTAAGCTGCTCGATGCTTTTAACGTTGTTGTCTTCGCAGACCTTCTTCCAGATCAGCGGCTCCAAGTGGTCGAGCGAGTCGATTACCACAGTCTTGTAGTTGTGCTTACCGCAGAGCGCCTCTATCGCAGACATGACGTCGTCGTATGACTTGGCGATCGGGAAAGCCTGCAGCGTAAGACTGCCGGCAC